CCAAGATTGGGGCGCCACCCCACCAACATCGTACACACTTACATAGCAAAAACAAACACGGATGGTACAAAAGCCAGTTGTTTGTGAGGGTCCAATTATCCATAAATACACTTAGCTCATTCCATAATCAACCTTCAATATTTTATTGATAAGATCGTTGTGTAGGAAACGGCCAATTCGCAAGTTTTTTAAAGAGTCTGCAACTTCTTGCAACTCTGAATACTCACATCGGTACCTATTCATGATAGCCTGCTCCACACCGTTATCGTGTAGTATTGGCTTATCAATCTTCATAGATTCTTGGGTGAACAAGTTTTCACATGAATTATGCTTAATCTCAAAGTTACCTTTGGATGGAAAACGAGTTCGTAGGGCGTCCATTATTAAAGAACTGGGTTCATGAACCCAACCACCTATCACGCCTCCTTGATAAATATCAAAGCGTTGCGAAAATGGCATGTTCCGAAATAATTCGGGTTGTTCTGACAAGCCCAACTGGTCAGAAGTGAGATTCCTGTCTACATGGCCAAGACTCCTAAGATAAACTCCCGGAGCCATGATTGGTAAAATTTCACCAGTAGACAGGGTGGCTGGAAAGCGCTTCAAGAATGTAAAATCCTCGAACCTAGCGCACTCTTCAACCGTAACGGTATGACCCATGAACCTAGCCCCAGCCGTTATCGCTAGGGAAGGACTCATTTTGTGGCACATTAGATAAAATGCGGCCAACATGTTAATTAAGGATCCAAAGTGGTTCAATATTGTGGTCAGGACGTTGCCGGACCCTTCAAATGGACCATCAAATTTGATCTCAAAATAACTGGATGGATTGCTTGGTGACGAAAATCGAATAGGTTGTAAACATTGCTTAATTAACACGCCTGCGCCTACTGGGTCATGATGACGCATCGCAGCGTACACACAACTAAAGGCAGGAACGTCTTGGCTTGAATCGTTGGAGCTAACATCTACGTTGAAAGCAAATGATTCCCCATTCATGCACCCGGAAGCGCACGAATCATCGGAGTATATCACTGCAAACATGTAATCTAAATTAGATGTAGCGCCTCTCAACTTCTCAAAAGCTTCGACCAGGACTTTGTTTTTGGGCTTAGCCATAATAACAACCTCCAGAATATAAGTTTTAGTGCCAATACAATGACTAAAAGAATGAACTCCGTCAATGCACACTTTAACAAATTCTGGCAAGTGATTATAAGCCATGCTACCCGCACCATAAGACACATACAACCGAGGTGCCTTGCCAAATTTAGCGATTTCTCTTTTGATTGCAGCTTCAATGATCTTCAACATCATGTCATCAGGAACGTGAACGGCAACACCATTCACATATTTAATGCGTAATGCTTTTTTCAACGTTTTGATCATAGAACTTGCATGTCTGTGCCCCTCAGCACTAAAGAAACCTAAATAATTTCTGGCAATCTCCTCGTAACCCCACAGCTGTAAAGTGGTGCCTTTCTCATTGACAATGTCAGAGATATGGTCCAAAAACGCTTGTATTTTACCTGGGTTACTCTCATCACACACACGGTTCATTTGCTCAGCAACAAACTGACGCAAATTATTTGGGCTAGGACCATCAGGAGGGCAAGGGGCTTGAATTCTGTTAGGTTGTTCTGGTTTAACTGGACTTCTCGGATAATTACCGTTCGAGTAAGTCCCGATAGCGTAATCTTTAAAATTCCCTGCGATTGGCAAGTTCCTTGGAGTTTCATCAAACCAATCAGGTATTAAACCGGTCATGGGAATGTGGCAATCAAGGTGGACCTCAGGCTCACATGTGCCCCGTCCATTAATTAAATCGTCAAAAACCCTACCAATTTCCCGATTTTGTGAATCCTTCTTCCCAGCACCAAACTGGCCAGTGAAAACCTTACAAAATTTCTCCCCCGTCAAAATAGCGTTGTTTCTCAATACTGTCTCATCAGGCTTCGCGCCACCAATTCTCTTAAAACCAGCATTTAAATTATCTAAAGAATTTGCATATGTGGCCATTGGTAATTGATGTACTCCCATGAACATTGTAGTGTACCCTGTGTTTTTAATCTCTCTCCCTTCCGAATTAAAACCTGGTAACAACACTGGTATTTTGGACTCATCGTCCAATTGCGCCTCCGTTGGCGCTTCCTCCCAATTTTGGAAATCGGTGGCATTCTTGATACGTTCTCTCTCGGTCTGTGTCTCACAATTTGATTTTTTGATAACTCTAAAATCATTCCTCAAAGGATAATTGTGCAAAGAATCTGGGGCAATTACGTCCTCTTTAGGTTCAACCCGACCTGTGTCCAAGTCTTCCTTAAATAGACCGAAATAGCCATCAACTCCATTGTTTGAATGACCTAAACGTTCGATGCCCTCCCCATTATTGGTGGTAATCAAAGAATTTTCATACGATTTAACTTTTGTATAGTATCGATAATGAACATTTGCAATGAAAAAAGCGGCAGTGTGTTCTCCCAATTCCGTTGGAGCAACCTTATCGATCCAAGCATAAACGGATTTCGCATTCTGTGGTGATGGTGCAGTTGTCAAAAAATTCTTTTTAAGCATTTCTAGAAGAGTGTTCGACACGTCGTAGACTCGTAGACCAAAACATTGAAACATTTTCTGATCATCGTACCAACTATAAGCTGGAATGACGAGTTGATGTTTGTCTGGACTAACCTGAAATTTAACTAAATTCTTTTTTGGGTCCGGATGAATATTATAATATCCTGGAACTTTGGAATACACCATTAAACCTGAGCCAATAGGAAACCTACCATAATCATGGTGGGGGAACAGAGGTTCCACCGTGGTATGTACGAGAGGTCCATTTGGTTCAAACCAGCCCCCATAATCTAGGAAAGCTACTGGTGGAACCATATATACAAGACACTGGGCATCTTCTTCTGCTTTGGATAACTTCGGGATTAATGGCAAAGATTTTTCATCTTTCTCTTTTTCCTTTTTAGGTTCATTCTTAGCAAATTTGGCCTGGCTTATAGATGGTTGTTTTTGACGACCACCTTGACCCTCGTGCGTTCTCCCGACAACGCCATGCTTTGTAGCAATTCGTTGGGCTCCGGAATATACAGAAGTTGAATGTGAAGTATTTTCACTGCTAGACACATCCACTTTACCGCTCCGCCTCAGCAACTCATCAAGTAAACAGAGTGCGGGGGATTGGGTTGAAGTGGGGTCTTTTAACTGACAATTGTCAGGCGCCAAGGTTGAAGGGCGACTTAAATTTTTGGGATTTTCAGTAATGATATTATTATTATTGTTTTTAAATCTGGTCTCTGGAGGAATGAGACTCATTCTAAAAATGCGTGACTATTTTTTATCACGCGACGCTTCGATAGTTTCGAGGTTCTAAATTACCTTTACCTGTTGTTCTACAAGGGTTCCCAGACACTTACTCACGTAGCTACGCTTCGGTGTCCGGTAGGATAAATTCGTTGATCTATTACTGGGAATGTGAATACCTTATTTGGCCTGGTGCTACCAAAATAAGTCTTATTTTAAAAACTCACGTATTTCCACTAAAGCTTAGGTTCTTTAGCGGTGTGACGTTTTGAAAAAGTCGTCCTGCGATTATGTTCACTCGCTTTATGTCGGACTTAAATTTTCTTCTGCAAAAATTTATATAAAAACACTACCACAAGCTCCTCCTGCTTGTCCTCTTGGTGTCATAAAGACAGGCTCCGGTAAATTTGCGCACGTATGATGAGTGCGGCCCCACTACAATTGATTTCGGTTTAGTACACCGGGGAAATTTCTATTGCGTTTTGCCTACGCGAAAATATAAAATGGAATATTATGTACAACTTTATTGTAATTTGATTCTTCTTTATCATGTTTAGCCTCAAAAACTGCTAAATTTTGTTTATGGCGCGAAACCAATGGGTAATCACAACCCCTCATGCTAAATTATTGTGGGTAGCACGCCCTGTGTGTTGAAATTATTATGGGCAACACGCCCAAAGAAAATTAAGATTGTTCGCAACGATGACCTTTACAAAGAAGCGGCGGTGAAACCATTACCGATGTTCAACAAAAAGATGTCCATGGACGATGTGGCAGCACCTCCAACCGTATTCGTGGAAAGCGTAATAGTCGGTGCGGTGATATTGGTATCGATCTTGATAATGGCATCAAAAGACGCACCGGTTGTGGAACTAACTCCAACACCCGATGTCGTGTAATTTTGATACACCAATAGCTGAGTGCAACCAGTAAAGGCGGCAGCTATGTTTTGCCCACCAGAAACGTTACCGACATATGTAACAGTAATCATATAAACGTCGCCTACATCAGCTCCAATCAATGACAATGTCGACGTCGATGGCGACATAATAAAATCTGTTGCGGACCCGTTTGCAACTATGGCTCTATTGACAGTGTAATCTCCTGACACAATAGAACCTAAAGGCAATGAAATCGGCAAAGTCAATGAGGCATGGAAATATCCAAATCTCAATGGAGAAATACGAGGTCGAAACAACTCAACGTCGTACGTAACCCATAGTTCCCCCAACGTGGTGTTGGCGGGCAACGGGGTCAATGTACCAAAGTTGAACAGACCAATGTCTGTTGTGGTCAACGGTAATACGCTAACACCAGTCCTAACGAACAGGTGGTTTGTAGCATTATCAGCACACTCAACCCCATAAAGCATACTCTTATCAGGCCTAGCGGAGATGGCGAAATCACTATTCTCCATCTGCGGTTTGCTGGTAAAAGGCAGAGCAGCGGCATTGTACTCCATAGCCATGATAGCGGAACCCATGGCACCACTGGTACCACCAGTGTAAGGACTTGTCATACTCACGTATTCAAAGCATAAGCCATGCATTTTGTACTCCTCAAAATTAGACGCTATCTGAGCCAAAAAGGGAAACGTGGATGATAAACCCGGATTAACCTCAAAAGTAGTATTATTAAATACACTTGCGGTTGGTCCAGTGAAAGCATCCTGTAGATATTCACGGTGTCTAATCCTAACACTCGTGGTAGAATCCGAAAAAGATGCATACTGAGATGCGCCAGGTTTAACGAGCGAATTCAATACTACATCAGCGGACACTTCGTAATCTCCAGATCCCAAAATCTTGGAGATACGTGCACCCAATTTCCTTCCTGCCTTTCCTCCAACCATGCCCCCTGCGGGGCCTCCGAAAAAGTTGCCAGCTGTATTACCGGCGAGCATGCCCCCATTGACTAATGCTCCCTTTACGGCAGAATTGGCCATCTTCTTGATTCCTTTAATGACTGACTGGTAATCACCAGATCCCCGAATCTGATTAACAGACACTCGGGGATTACTTGCATTCTTAGTTTTCTTATTATTATTTTTATTTTTATTATTAGCGAGAGTATTTCAAAATTGAACATCACTCTCAAAGTTCAACAAGGTGAGCCGGGTTGCGCTAAAATACCCGGTTTTATATACAGCTCACTAGCTACTAAAAGCTCACTGTGGCGTCTCTAAATCCACACGTGGAAGGGAGGAACGGTCCTGCTCTCGCCCCCTTTTCTTCATTATACCCCTTATTCCTGCGGCGCGTCAATCTGGTAAATTTCTGATGAAGAGTCCCTAGTGATACCGCCCCAAACAATATGAGTACAGGTCACTAGGGGTATGGGACACACGATCAAGCTGTCCCACCCTACCTTATAAAAGGCGTCTCGTTGCGGGCCTACGTACCTCTACTTCAGGTGTGTTCTCTTCGAACACGCACGCTACAACGTTTTTCACTAGAATCTTGTCTAGACAAAGAAAAGTGTGGAAGT